GTAGCTTCTTGAGTAGAGGGTGGGCGACAGTGGTGCCCATGGTGTGAACTGCTAACAGCTGTTTCAGCTCACTCTCGACCTCTCTCGCGTCAAGGTTATATCGGTCGGCAAAGAATTGGAATGTCTCTGCCACGACTTCATGGCGTGCGGCGGACCGGAACTTCATCCAGTCTTCCAGCCGTTCGCTTTCTGTCAGGCGGTATGTCGCTAGGGGCGGGGGTTTTGTCTGCGTTTTCCCTGAGTTGAACGCCGCCATAGCGCGCTGGTGGGAGGCCACTCTCTTGCCAAACACATCGTTGTAGTATAGCTGAAGGGTCCTGAGCACAGGGACGCAGCGCCATGTGAGGTCGGTGCATTTTGTGACCGCACAGAGCCAGGCGACTTGTTGAGACACCGGCTTGTCTGTCCATGCGTGCTTGTAGATCTGCCTGCCTATCTTTGGGCCGAGAACTGTGCCGTCTGAGGTGGGCCACCAACAACTGGAGCAAAACTCACCTTTCGCGTACTCGTGTCGGGGTCTGACTTTGGTCTTCGTCTTGAAGCCCAGTTGGGCGGACATTGCCACGGTGTCAACATCTCCTTTCACCTCGGGTCCGTCAACAAGGGCGAGTTCCGAGCCCAGTCCGACCGAAGCTCTGATGAGTCGCTTGAGGACAAGTATGAGGGTCTCCCCTTTCGCGCTGCGGACCAGAGATGCCAGCATCGTCACCTTGTGGAGTTGCCACTTCTCGTCTTGGTACACCCAGTTGATGTTGCCCTGTGCGTCGATGACTTCGCCGCCGGCCGGAGGCAGCCACCTCCTGTGCGAGCTGAGTTTCATGCGGATGTCATACCGGTCGTCTCCCTGCACCATGCACCGGAAGAAGGACTGGTTGCGGTCGATCAGGTGGCCGTTCGCGTCTTCCAGTCTTGTGGGGGCGAACCGCACCTTCTTAGCCTCGGGGGTGGGGGTGAGGCTTAGCGACTGGCCGCGTTTGCCATCCGGACGGGTGTCAACAACGTTCTCATCGTCCTCATCGTCGGAGAAGTTGAGCTCTGGGACGGACCCGTCGTCGTCAGCGGGGGCGTGGTGGACCTGCGACAGGTCTGCCGGGGTGATGTTGGCGGCGGTGCACCAGTTGTACGTTGCCACCAGGCCGTTGATGATGGAGTTCCCGACTGACGTGTTGTAGTCGCCTGACTTCCGCGTGGCAATGACGTTGTAGACGTCCCCGAAAATGGTCTTGACCGTCACGTTAACTTTCAGCATGAGCATGGATAGGACGCTCACACCGAGAGTGGTCATCCACCTGCCAGCCCCCACGGTTTTCCACACAAGCAGCTCGAGAG